TATGGGGGACTTTGAGGCAGCCATTGGGAACCACTTTGGGCAGCTTATGGCTGAGCAAGAAGGGGGCATAGTAGCCCATGGTAGCGAGGGCTAGATGACTATACCCAAAGAGTTTCTTGACCAGATAGAGAAGCACCTAGAGGAACGCCAACAGTTATACAGGGAGGTTGACGGTTTCTGGGTCTATCAGCCAAAAGCGGGGATGGGCTCCCTTGACGCACCAGTTCTTAGGGCCATAGCTGCTATCTTAGATCGAAAGAATAGGGCCTGGAACGCAGAGCTTGACAGGGTGTTTGCATTACCACCCCCTCTATGATAGCAAAACTGACCTAAGATACTGTCAAGAATACACTTAACTCCTTTGAGGCAAAAAGTTTATGGCTAAGAAAAGCCGTTTTGGCACTATTACCAAGGAGTTAATTGACGAGCTTAAGCGCCAATGGCCAGACGAAGTCCCTAGTATCACGGACTCAGATCGGGAGATTGGCGCTAAGATCGGTGAGCAACGGGTGATACGTCGCCTGTTGATGGAGTACAAGGAACAGATTGGTGGGGAAGGCACTGGCCGTCTCCTAGATGGATTCAATATTGAGCCCGCTACGGGCATAAAGGCTTAGCCCGTATGTGTTTACCGTCATACAACCCGCCTCCTGTTACCCCCTTGCCTCCCCCGCCTGCCAATGCTGCCCAACCGCAGCTGGCCCCTGTGGTGGCTAATGGGGGTGAAGATATTAACAAGAAGGTTCAAGACCTCACTTCTAATATTGTGCCCCTAGTGATCCCCTATAAGCAGGATGCCATCAACTCTGGGAACATTGTCGGGCTTTCTCGCCAACCCGGGTTCCATGCCGTTAATGTGAACCCCGGTGAGGCTGTCCCTAATGGGGCTGTCCGCCTGCCCCTTGGCAACGCTAGCCAATACTATTCCCCTAACACGCTTAACCAAGGCCAGGTCAATGGCGAGGGCTACCGGTTCAACCCCGCCACCAACACAGTCTTGACCATCCAGCCTGCCGCTAATCGGCTCAGTCCCAGCACTACCAATAGATCGGGTTAACCCTCATGTCGGCTGATAACTCTACCGCCCCCCCGATCCTTATCGACAAGGGGGACAAGCCCCAGATCACTGCCCAGGCTCGCTATGAACAGTTGCAGTCCCGTAGGCAGCCCTTCCTTGACCGTGCCTGGGACTGCGCAGAAGTCACTATCCCTTCCCTACTGCCTCGCAATGGGCACACAAGCTCAACCGTGTTTAAGACTCCCTGGCAGTCTATGGGAGCAAGAGGCACGAATAACCTCGCTTCCAAGTTTCTCATTACTCTCTTTCCTCCTGGCTCAGCCTTCTTTCGCTGGGCTATCAATGAAGGCCAGTTGAACAAGTTGGCTGAGAAGCCTGGCTTTGATAAAGACCAGTTCCGTGTGACCTTGGACGAAGCTTTGGCTGACCTTGAAAATGCCGTAGAGATGAAGATTGAAGCCTCGGGTGTTCGCGCTCCTCTCGGGGAAGGCTTGAAGCACTTGATCGTCACCGGCAATGTCTTGACCTACAGCCCCAAGGACTTCACTGGTATCAAAATCTTTCACCTTGACCGCTTCGTTGTGGTCCGTGATGGCATGGGTAAGGTCCTTGAGATTGTTTGCAAGGAATCCATTACCCCCGAAGCCTTGGATGAAGTGACCCGTGCCCGCCTTAAGGGTGGCGATGGGGATAAGAAGGAACTCAATACCGTTGATGTCTACACCCATGTCCGCTTGCTCGATAAGAAGTGGAAGCAGTACCAAGAGGTACAGGGCGAGCCAATCATTGATTCCGAGAGTAGCTACCCCGAGGCTGTGACCCCGTGGAATGCTGTCCGCTTTATTCGTATTGATGGTGAAGACTATGGCCGTGGACTTGTTGAAGAGATCATCGGGGACCTCAATGCCCTTGAAGGGCTTACGCAAGCCTTGGTGGAAGGATCAATCGGAAGCTCCAAGCTTCTCTTTGGTATCAACCCCAATGCTAACTGTACTGCCACAGAACTCGGGGAGACTCCCAATGGTGGCTTCGTCTCAGCCAAGAAGGACGATGTCTGGGCCATCCAAGCTGACAAGTTTGCGGACCTCCGTGTTGCACGGGAACAAGCTGACGAGATTAAGAAAGACTTGGCATATGTCTTCCTCCTCAATTCAGCAGTTCAAAGACAGGGCGAACGAGTTACGGCAGAGGAAATTAGGTACCTCGCCGGTGAGCTTGAAGACGCCTTGGGTTCAGTCTATACTCTCTTGGCTCAAGAGCTTCAGCTTCCCCTCCTAAATCGCTTTATCTACCAGATGAAGGAGTCCGGTGAACTACCTCCGCTACCTTCTGAGGCAGTCACACCGGTTATTGTCACTGGTCTTGCTGCTCTTGGTCGTAATCACGATCTTAATAAGCTTAACTCTGCCCTCACTATTTGCAATCAGACCCTCACCCCGCAAGTGATGGCTCCCTTCCTTGACGTTGGGAACATCATCAAGCGTATCTTCACTGCCTCTGGCGTGAGTACCAAGGGTGCTATCAAGTCTGCTGACCAGATGGCCCAGGAACAGCAACAGGCTCAGGCTCAGAACATGCTCCAGAAGCTTGGTCCCGCTGGGATCAAGGCTGCTACAGACCTCAAGAAACAACAGAATGATAAGCAGACTCCCGATGCGCAGGCTGCTCCCTCTCAACCCGAACAAGGATAATCTACCCAATGGGTACGACCCAGACCGTTAAGATTGGGGCCTCAGAGCCCGTTACTGAACTGACCCCCTCACAGACTGCTAAGGACAATGCCGCTGTTGCTGCCCGTCCTGCGTGGCTCCCTGAGAAGTTCAAGAGCCCCGAAGATATGGCTAATAGCTATAAGGAGCTTGAGAGTAAACTGGGCCAGCCTAAGCCAGTCGTTAAGACTGAAGTTCAACCCGGTGCTAAGACGGAGACTGCCAATGCTACGACTCCTGACCCAGCTACCGCTAAGGCTGCTGGCGCGTCTAGCGCCGCTGACGCTGCTGGCCTTGCTATTCAGAAGGCCGAAAAGGTTGAAGCCCAGTTGGAAGCCAAGGGTGTTGATTACTCGGCCCTCCAAGGCGAATACACTGCCAATGGAAAGCTCTCCCCAGAGTCTTTGGCTTCGCTAGATAAGGCTGGTATCCCCGGCACTGCTGTTGATACCTTCATCAAAGGTCAGCAAGCTCAGGCTGAGTTGACTCAGATCAAGCTCTTTGGTGCCATTGATGGGGGTAAAGAGACCTTCTCCAAGGCTGCTACCTGGGCCTCCCAGAATATGAGCAAGGAAGAGTTGGACGCCTATAACGATGCTGTGAAGTCCAATGACCACGGTAAGACTCTCTTTGCCATGAAGGGTATCGTTGATCGGTACACTGCTGTCAATGGTAATGAGAAGAAGATCACCACGGGCAGTAAGGCTAGTGAGGGTAGCGATACCTTCAAGTCCAATGAAGAGTTTCGGGCTATGATTCGTGATCCTAGGTATGAAAAGGACCCAGCCTTCCGGGCGCAGGTTACGGCTAAGTATGCTCGCTCCGGCCTTTAAGGTTTGTACGGGTTGCCTTACGGAAAAACCCGGTAATGAGTTTCAGCGCAATAGAAATAGGCCAGATGGTTTTACAAGTAAGTGCAAGGCCTGCCTTAGCAAAGAACGTATGAAGTATAAGGTAGGGGCTCAGGCCCAAGCCAGGCTAACTAAATCCATCCTGGTCCCCCTAAAACGAAAGTCACTAAACTACTTTCGTAAAAACGGCTGTCAGTGTTGCGGCAGGACTGAGCCAGAAGTTTTAGATGCTCACCACTACAGGGCTAAAGATAAGAAGCACAATATACACAAAATTCTTAGCAGCACAAATTCCCTAAAGGTTTTTGTTGATGAGATTTGTAAATGTGTCTGTCTCTGCGCTTGCTGCCACCGCTTGGTTCATGCTGGTAAACTTGAATGCCCTAAACCTGAAGGATACGAAGATGCGTAAATGGTTGATGAATAACTGGGAGTCGATGAATGGCTACTGTGCCGAGATTGCTGCGCTGGTGTGGCTTAGTGCTGCTTGGGGCTGCGGTGGGGCTACTAAGCTCGCTGCTCCTAAGGTTACTGGCGTTAGTGTTCTGACCTCAGTGCTTGTGTGGGAGGCTGGGATTGCAGTGGGAGGCTTTGGCCTCTGTGCTGCCCTCGCTATCTTCTGCCTGTTCTATATGCCTACCTTCGTGAAATGGGCTGTGTGCGGTGCTGCTGGGTGTGTTGGGGTTCTCGCCCTGGCTACAGCGGGTATCGTGGCGTTGCCTTATGTGCCCTATGCGATTGCTGCTATTGTAGTGGTGATCGGTGTGTGGGCTTATTTCCACTGGGGTTGGATTAAGGGGAAGTTGGAGGAGGAGTTCGATCCCCCGAAGCCCCCTGTGATTGAGATTGATAAGAATTAGTTTCATTTGCTCCCCCTTGGACCTGCCCCTCAAAAGGCCCCAAGGGGGTTATGCTGGTGCTGGCCCTAAAGGCCGGTGTTGGCTCCACCGGGGTCCATGCAGATTCGACTTCTGCCCGCCGACGTAAAGTAGGCGGTAACTTAATTGGCAAAGCTACCCCACATGCCACCTATCAGAGACTAGATAGGGATTCGTAATAGGATTGTGTAATGTCTAGGCTGTTAGTGCCGAAGCTCTAACTCTATCCCAAATAACGTTAAAAGGCGTTTGGGATGAAAAATATCGTAGACGAAGCCTTTACACCCATAGCACGGTAGAGAAGCGGTATCTCGGCAGGCTCATAACCTGTAGATCGTGGGTTCAAATCCCACCTGTGCCACCAATTCATTGGTAAGATTAGTCCCCAAGGAAGATTCGCTGAACCTCTCACAGCGGGCTTGTAGCTCTAGCGAAAAGGCTACCCAAAGGGAGTGAGAACGAGTCTTACCGCTCTTGAATGAACCAGACTTCACCAACCGGGATTCACCATGCTGATCCTCATTTTGTTATAGAAATAGCTTATCTGCCTCTGGTGGATGTGGGTTGGTGAAGGAAAGTTCTCTAAACAGTAGAAAGAAGTAGATTGAAGACTTGTAATCAGTGTGGCGAAACTAAAAAGCTATCTGGATTCCACAAAGACAAACACAATAAGGGAGGTTATAAGTTCAAGTGTAAGGTTTGCTACAAGAAAGTCATTGATGAATACATTTCTAAAAATAGAGAGTCGGTAAACAGGCGTTCGCAGGCTAATAGGAAAGCATCTAAAGCTTCCCGTAGTCTTGTTCTTTCCCGGTTCAGGAAGGATGGCTGTTGGGTCTGTGGTGAAACATTTCCCAACTGCCTAGAGGCTCACCATGTTGACCCGTCTACTAAGCTTTACAATATAGCCTATATGATAAATAATAGACAGGCTGAAGCAACAATTCTTGTTGAGCTAAACAAGTGTGTTTGTCTCTGCAATAATTGCCATAGAAAAGTTCACGCTAATTTTATCCCCTGTCCATCTCTTAGGCCACTCCTGTAGTGGTCTAACAATACCAAGGGTTCCTATTCTGGAATCCCTATGCCTTTATAGGCGGTTGTTCTAAGAGATACGCTAAACATTGAGCTTTGACCCTGAAGAATATTCCTGCGGGAATGCTCCAAGGATACTCCTGGTGTAGATGCGTAATGCGTAACCCTAGAAATTACATTTAGGTAATTTAGGTTTACAAAGGTTTATAAGATGGCTGATGCCACCCCGGCACGTCTCGGTCAAGATAATCTTGGCGGCAGTACGGATGCCCTGTTCCTTAAAGTTTTCGCGAATGAAGTCCTTGAGGCTTTCTACACCGCGAATATTATGAAGCCCCTTACGCTGAATCGTTCGATTCCTAGCGGTAAGAGTGCTACGTTCCCTGTGACTGCAAAGGTCGCAGCCAGCTACCATACAGTCGGAAGCGAAATCGTAGGCCAGACTGTTGCGATGTCTGAGAAGGTCATCGTCATTGATGACAAGCTGATTGCGCCTGTCTTCGTTGGTGATCTTGACGAAATGAAGAACCATTTCGACTATCGTTCGATCTACAAGACTGCTATCGGCCAGGCGCTTGCGCGCGTGTACGATCAGCGTCTCCTTCAGGTGACGATCCTGGCGGCTCGCGCCGCTGCGACGATCACTGGCGGAACTGGCAACGCTGGCGGTACCGTGATTACTCAGGGTGCCCTTGCTACCGATGGTTCGGCCATTGCCGACACTCTGCACGACGCTGCTAGCGTCCTGGACGTGAACAATGTCCCCGAAGCTGGCCGTCATGTGGTCCTGCTCCCAACTCAGTATCACCTGCTGGCCCGCACCCCCCTGGTGCTGAACAGCTTCACTGGTGGTAGCGGTAGCTTCCGCAGTGGTCAGACCTATGAGGTCGCTGGCTTCACTGTTCACAAGTCGAACAACGTTCCGACGACTGTGATTGCCTCGGCTGCTGGTGACAAGAATACCTACGATGGTACCTTCACCAACACCGTTGGCGCTATTTTCCATGAGGGTGCCGTTGGTACCCTGAGTCTGATGGACCTTGCTATGCAGAGCGAATACGACATTCGCCGGCAGGGTACTCTGATGGTTGCTAGCATGGCCGTTGGTCATGGTATCCTCCGTCCTGAGTCCGCCATCGAACTGAAGACCGCGTAATAGCGGTCAATAGGATATAAGAACAAATGGCTACTTCTAACAATGTCGGAGTCTTGATCTACGATCAGGTCCGCACTACTACTGACATCACTGATGCCGGTAAGCAGTTTGATGTGAGCGGTGAGGCTAATCCCCTCACCCTCGCTCAGATCAAGATTGCGGTGGACCCTGCGGGGTCGCCTATCTCGACTGTCACTGTGTACGTTGAGGGTCGTCTGGACCCCAATGCTGCCTGGGATGTCCTGACGAAGTCGGACTACTCGACTGCTTCCTCGGTTGCCCAGGTCTCTGGTGCGGCTGTGGATGTCATTATGCCGGTCCTGCGCATGCCCTACATGCGTATCCGTCATACTGGCGGCGGTACTGGTTATGCCGCTACCGTTGGTAACCGTATCCGTTGCTGGATTCTCGGCAAGGGTAAGGGCCTCGTCACTGCTTCGTAATGATCCATAAAAAGCCTATGACCCTCGGTAAGCCGATTGGGTAGGTTCATCCCCCTGTTGCCCGTCACAAAGCTTTAATAGGCCCTTGTGATAGTTACGGGGGGTTGTCAAACAGCTTCGCTAAAAATTTCAACTAGTGGCTTAAGCCACGCCAAGGACTTAACTCATGCCCGCTGACAACCTTGTTCCCTTGACCAAGCTTGAAGCGGTCAACCTCATGCTCGACAGCATCGGGGAACAGCCTCTTAGTGCTCTCGACACCCCCCAGCCCACCGAGGCTTCCTCTGCCATCCGTATCCTTGACCGTGTCTCCCGTGAGGTCCAGCAGCGGGGCAGAGCCTTCAATACTGAGACTAACTACACCCTGCTCCCCAGTGGTGGCGAGTACACTGTCCCAGCCAATACTGCCCAGATACGAGCCTTCAACCCTGGCATCCCTCGGGTAGTGCTTCGGGGCCAGCGGCTCTACGACCGTGACAACCATACCTTCACCTTCACTACGACCAGCATGCAGGTTGATATAGTCTTCTATCTCAACTTTGAAGACCTCCCGGCTTACGCTAGGGCCTATATCGCTACCCGTGCTGCCCGTCAGTTCCAAGACAGTGTTATGGGCTCCCAGGTCTACCATGCCTACACTGAGCAAGACGAGATTGAGGCCCGTTCAGCCTTCAATGCCGCTGAACAGTCTACCGGTCGCCCCACTATCTTTGATACCATTCAGTCCGCTAAGGCTCTCCAACGGAGAACCCGCTCCAACCTTTAAGGTCCCCCTATGCCTATCAGTGAGACCATCCCAAGCATCATCAATGGTGTCTCCCAGCAGCCCGCTACCCAGCGGTTGCTCTCCCAATGTGAGGCCCAAGATGATTGCTTGGATACTATCAGCCAAGGCAAGATCAAGCGGCCCCCTACTGAGTGGCTGAAGACTGTGGATGCTGCCTACACAGGCTCAGCAGACCCCTTCATCCACTTCATTGATTGGGGCGGTACTGCTCAGTATTGGGTGATGGTCGGTAACGGCTCTATCCGCATGTTTGACATGGCTGGGGTAGAGAAGACTGTCAACCTCCTTACGGGGGCTGCCACCTATTTGACCCTTG